TCAGCCATGGGCCACCTCCACGGACGTACCCGGCAACGCGATCGCCACCGCCACCGGACGCACCCAGATCGGCATGCTGTCGAGGAAGAACGTCTGGCCGCTCCACGCGGCCAGCAGGGTGCGGCCGAAGGTGCAGGCCATGGCTTCGGCGGCGTCGGGTGGCACGGCGTCGCCGATGCGCTCGCGCCATGCCTGGTCGCTGAGGCCGTCCAGCTCAAGCTGGGTTTCCGGATCCACCAGCGACTGCAGGGCGGCCAGCTCGAAGGTGGTGAAGGGGCGGTGCCAGGTGCCGTCCAACGCGCGGATCATCGCCTGCAGCTTGTCGCCGGCCGCCGGCATGCGCGGGTCGGCCACGGACCAGTGGCCGTTGTCGTGGCAGGCCGAGCCGGTGACGGCGTAGCTGTGGGCATCGTAGGGCACCACGCCGTAGTGGCCGCCGGTGAGGTAGTGGCCGGCGGAGCGGTCCATGCGCGGCCGTGGATCGGCGACGGCGAACGCCCCCTGGCCGGTGGTGCTGCCGCCTATGACCGTGCCGCTGTGCGCGCCGTAGGGCGTCACGGCGTACTTGGCGAACGGCTGGCCGGGCTGGCGAGGATCGGCGACCGCTTGCCCGCCGGCGCTGGGGTGGCCGCCGCCGGTGACGGTGCCGGCGGCATGGTCGAAGTTGACCACGCGGAAGCAGTTGTTGTGCTTTGTCGACGGGCAGCGCGGATCGGCCACCGCGAACGTGCCCTGTCCCGGCGACTTGACCGCGATGATGGCGCCGGAGCTGTCGCCCCACTTGCGCACGCCGTACTGGCCGTAGCTGTTGCCGCCGCTGGCAAAGCGCGGGTCGGCAACGGAAAAACGGCCATTGCTCGGCAGCGATTCGCCGGCGACTGCTCCGGCGGTTTCGTCCCACCCCAGCACGCCTAGCACGCCGTTGCGCCTATCGCCGTCCGGCACGATGCCGTAGTCCGCCAGCATGCCGTCGACCACGCGCAGCTTCTGCAGCGATCGCCAGTCGCTGCCCGCCTCGACGAACGCCAGCCGCACCCACGTTTTCCACTGCAGCGCCGGCACGCGGTGCATGGGGCCGGCGCGCTCGACGTCGCCCGGCAGCGGGCAGCGATCGAGCACGGTGCCCACCGCCTGCAGCGGATGGCACGGCGGCTCGTACAGGAACGGCGGCACCTTGGCCTGGTGGCGGGCCACCAGCAGGAACCGCTTGCGGCTCTGCGCGAGGCCGCCAAGCTCGCCGCAGTCGTGCGTGGTCTCGGCCACCGCGTAGCCGTAGTGGCGCAGCATGCCGGTCAGCTGGTCCAGCAGGTGCCGGCCGCGGGTGGCGATGCGCGGAACGTTTTCCAGCAGGAAGAACTCGGGCGGGTCATCCGCCCACGCTTCCATCGACAGCCACACGCTGCGAAGCGCCAACTCGTTGAGCGCCTGGTACTTGCGCGTCTTGGACTTCGCCTCGTTGAGCAGGCCGGAAAAGCCCTTGCACGGCGAGCTGGTGAACACGATGTGCGGTCGCTCGCCGCCGGCGGCGCGGCGCAGGTCGGCCGGGGTCGCCTCGCGCCAGCCGGCCGGCGGTTCCTTGCCGTGCCAAGCGATGTACTGGTCGCGCGAGAACAGATCCATCACGGTGGCTTTGCTGCCCACCAGCCGCTCGAAGTCGCGGCAGGCGGCGGCGTCGACGTCGACGCTGCCGATGCAGCGGAACTTGGCCAGCAGGTTGCCCACGCGGGCACTGCCGCGCTGGAAGCCCTTGGCGCCGCCGCCGATCGAGCCGCAGACGTGGAACACGCGGATTTCTCGTGACTCAAGCATGGGGCGCCTCCTTCTTCCCTGCGCTGACTTTCTCCCAGCATGTCCGGCAAACCATCTTTTCGTGCAGCGGGAACGTGGCGCGGCACGCCTCGCACTCGGGTCGATCGGCTTCGGTGCGTCCAGCCTGCGCCGCCGCATCCGGTGCAGTGGCGATCAGCACATGGATCGCGTTGATGGTGACGGCCTTGTCCTCGTCGGGCGCTGGCATCTGCCGAACGGCCAGCTCCATGCCGCGCAGCTCGGCGACATCGCCGGAGCCGACCAGGGCGGCGAGCGCGTCGCGAAGTTGCTGGCGCTGTTCGGCAGCAGTCTCGAACTTCGGGTGGATCGCCAGGTGGTCGACGTCGGGGTCGAGGATGTCGTTGCGCAGGATGGTGTCCATGCCCATCACCAGCCGCCATAGCGAAAAACCGCGGCGGCGGGCCAGCAGATCGACGAGCAGGGTGTGCAGGTGCTTGAGGTGGTCGAAGTCGTCGGCGTCGAAGAACGTCGGGATGCCGGCTTCCTCGGCGGCGTCGCGATCCTCCGGTGTGGCGAAGTAGCTGGGGTAGTCCCCCTTGTCGATCGCGTCGAGGATGGCGGCCAGGTCGAAGCCGCCGGCGATGTCTTCCCGCGACGCCTTGGCCATGGTTAAGCCGATGGTCTTACCCATGCCGCACCTCCTTGCGCGCACGCGTGCGGCCGGTGATCTGCGCCACGGGCGCGGGCAGGCCCAGCGGGCGCTGGCTGAGTACGGGACCCCACTCGGTTTCCGCTTCCAGCAGCGTGGCGTGGCGGGCGGTGGCGCGGCCGCAGCGGCATTCCAGCGCGTAGCGGGTGGTGGGCACGGTGGTGCCGGTTTCGCGCAGGGTGCGGCCCAGGGTGAGGATCTGCCGCGGCTCGTGGCCGCAGCGGCACAGGCTGAAACGGCCCGGCGGGGTGGGGATGACTTTCTCGATCATGGCTGTTTTTCCCTGTTGATTTCGGCCAGGGCGCGGGCCTCGGCCAGCTCCCTGGCCACGGCGGACTGCGCGGCCAGGCCGTGGCGCTGGAATTGCTCAAGCTGCTCGCCGAAAGGTGCCGGCGGCTGGCTGCCGGCGAGCGCGTCGGCGCGGTCGGCCTGCTGCTGGCGCAGGTCGCCGATCGCGCGGGCGAGCTGGTCGCGCAGGTTCAGCGCCTGGCCCAGCGTGAGGTAGGCGTACTGGGCGCCGATGTAGACGGCCACGCGGCCGGCGCCGGGCATGGCGTGGGCGATGGGCTGGTACTTGCGGCTGTCCAGCCCGACGTTGGCGCAGGTTTCGTGGAGGTCAGACATGGGCCACCTCCGGCGCCGGCTCGACCACGTACGAGCACAGCGGGTGGGCGTACGCCGGGCAGGCCTTGGCGTCGGCTTCGCTGGGGAAGCGGTGCGCGTCGCGCGGGTTGCCGGTGTTGCAGGGGCCGATGCGGGTCTGCAGCTGGAAGTAGATCGGCCGGCCCTGCTGTTTGCTGGCGAGGGTTTCGCGCAGCACGTAGTAGAGGTCAGCCATGGCGCACCTCCGGCGACGTGGCGGCGGCGAGTAGGTCGCGGATGGTGTCGGCAACGTCGAGAGGCTCGTTGTTGCCGTCGTCCTCGTATCTGCCGGCCTCGTCGTCGAGGAAGGGCAACGCGCGTTCAAGCGCTTGGCGCCACGCATCCGGCACGCGCTCGGCAGGTTGGTGGAAGCGATCCGTGGTTGCGCCGGTCTGCTGCGCCCAGCGCTTCGCCTCGGCGATACGCCAGTCTTGCAAGCGCTCGTGTCCATCCATGCCCAGCGCGAACCGCAATAGCTGACCGATGGGGCTACTGCCGCCCTGGTGGTGGTACAACACCCACGCGATGGCGGCACGCGCCGAATCGGTGAAATCGGGCGACATTTCTTCGCGTTCGTCAGCGGCCACGACGCTGGACTCGTGACGTGCGTTCCAGGCGCGAATTGAGCCCTGTGGCGTCGAGGCTTGCGCGGCGCGCCATGCACAGCATTTTTCGTTGGTGCAGCCGGTTTCGTAGAAGACCGAACCTTCGACGTCGGTAACCGATCGGTGTTCGGCTTGGCTGCCGCAGAAGGGGCAGGGCTTCAACTCATCCATGACGCACCTCCTCCGCCGCCTTGAGCGTGCGCACGCCGAACATGTCCGGCGCGCTCACGATGCCGTCGGCTTCCATGCGCTCGATCAGCCGGCGCGCGCTGACTTCGCTGGTGTCCATCTGCTGAGCCAGCGCGGCGGCGTCGGCCACGCGGGCGCGGTTGACCAGGGTGACGGCGCGCAGGTAGGTGGGGTCGGTGTCGTTGCCGGAAACTTTCATGGCGCGCAGCTCCTGCAGGGTGAGGTTGCCGTCGAGCAGCACTTCGCAGACGTGCTTGAGGCGGATCAGCTCGACGTGCGGCACGATGCCGGTGGCTTCGAGCGCGGTGAGGTAGCCGCTGACGAAATGCCGGTGCGCGGGTTTCAGCTCGGGGCTGGCGGCGGCGTCGACGGACAGCCGGCCGACCAGGCGCATCAGGTCGGCAATGGCGCGGGTGGCGAAGGTGCGGCCCATGCGACGGCCTCCGTGGTGGACTACCATGCCGCGGGGCTTGAGCGCCGGGCTGTGGGGTGTGCGCTGGGCGCGTTGTGCGTTCGGTTGCATGTCTCTCTCCACATGTTGGGAACGGGATCGGAGCTACACGGCAGTTGCTGGCGAGCGGTGCCGTGGCGCCCCTGCTTTACAGGCCGAGGCTGGTGTTCAACTCGGCGGGGATGACGGCCGGCAGGGCCTTCTTTTCGATGTCGTAGCCCAGTTGCTCGATGAAGGGCTTCACCTGCGGCCAGACTTCCACCAGGCGGGGCACGGTGCCGAAGCCGGCGATGGCTCGGCTGGTCTCTCCCCGCAGTTCCTCGCGCTTTTTTTCAAGCGCGTGCGATGCTTTGAAGTGCTCGGCGACCTTCGCGGTAAGCTCATCGGCATTTTTCAGCTTGCGCAGGTTGACCCTGTTGCCGTGGTCGACGTATGGCACGCGCACAGGCGCGCCCAGGTTGAGTTGGCCATAGACATTGCTGCCGTCGACCCGGACGGACGTCATCACCGGCAAATAGCCTTCGGGCAATGCGTCCATGCGCTTGCGCTCGGCTGCGTCGTAGCACGCGCGGTATACCTGCATGGCAAGATTGTTCGCGTGGCACTTGAGTTGCTTTTCCTCCTTGTCGAAGCGGTGGGCCAACAGGCGGTGGGTGATCTGCGCGCGCATGGCGCTGTTGATGCGTAGGGACATACCTCTCTCCTGGTCAGTCGTTGCGTGATGCCGCGCCTTCGCGGCGGAAAACCCAGCACTTCACCGACTTGCCGACGCCCTCGTTGATCAGGACGGCGCTGTTGACGGTGTGGTAGCCGAGGAACTTGCGCGCGCGGCTTTCGGGCAGCAGGCGCTTCATGTCGCTGTACTCGGGCAGGCGGGTGCCGTGCTGCGAGGCGCGCTCGTACAGCTCGGGCAGGCTGATGGCGATCTGCTCGTCCTTGCGCGCGTGGTTGAGCTTTTCGACGCCGCCGGTGTCGTTGAGGTGGTCGAACTTTTCCCAGAACTCGGTGACCAGCGGGTGGTCGGCGTTGATGGCCTGCTGACGGGAGACGGCCATGTCGATCAGGGCGTTCAGCGCGGCCTGTTTCTGTGCGGCGGTGATCGGTGTGACGTGCGCCAGCGCCTCGACGCAGGCCATCATCTGCGCGTGGTTCTTGCAGATGCGCACGCTCTTGAGCGCCGGGTGAGCCTTGAGCATGCTTTCGTAGCTGGGGGCCAGCTCGGCCAGGGTGGCCATGACCTGTTTTTCGCGGCGGATGGCCGCGAGAATCCAGCCGCTGACCTGTTCCATCGGCAGGGNTTCCAGCGCCTTGCCGGCGATGCCGCCTTCCGCGCTGTGGCCGCTCTTGTCCAGGTTGATGTGCACGATGCGCTGGAGCACCGCGTCGCTGGCGGCCACCACGGCGTTCTGGCTGATGACCACGGTGCCGCGGAAGGGCGGCTCGTAGGTCTCGTTGCCGGCGCTCTTGTGGCCGCGGGCGCGGCCGATGCGGCCGTTGTAGAGCGTTTTCAGCTCGTCCCAGTCGAACTGCTTGACGTTGACGCGGTCGTTGCCGTTGCTGCGGTCGGCCTCGATCAACACCATGGGCAGGTTGCCCACCTGGCCGAACGTGCGCGTGCGGCCGGCCAGCGTGGATTTCGTGGGGTCGGTGCCTTCGTGCTCGCGGCCCAGCAGCTTCCACAGGAACTCGATCAGCGTGGACTTGCCGCTGCCCGCCTCGCCGATCAGCTCCAGAAACGGGTAGCTCTTGTCCGTGGCGCGCACCTGCTCGGCGAACAGGCTGCCCAGCCAGAACGCCAGCGCGATCACACCCTTCACGCCGAACGCGGTCCACAGATGCGCGAACCACGCATCCGTGTAGTCCGCGGCGGTGGTGTTGACCTGCAGCCGCATCGACTGCAGCAGGCTCTTGATGTTGAGCCGGCCGATCTCGAAGTAATCCTCCGCGTTCAGCTCGTAGAGGTTGCCATCCTTCACCGCGACGTCGCCGAGGATGTAGGCGGCGTGCTCGCGGCTGTAGCCGATGAAGTCGATGGTCTGGACGGTCTTGAGCTCGCCGTCCGGCATCTGCTGTTCGAGCAGGGCGTGCAGCTGCTTGGTTTCGCCCTTGAACAAGCAGCCGCCGGCGATGCTGGCGAGCCTCTTGCCGAACTCCGCGCCGGCCATGATCTGCGGGCCGGTGAAGGTGTTTTTGACCGCCGGCTGGTCGCCCGGCCGCGCCACTCGGAAGTAGTACCAGGACTCGTCCGTGATGTCGTTGCGCTGGTAATACAGCACGCGCGGGTAGCCGGCGCACAGGCGATAGACCGCGTTGCACTCCTTGAGCGCCTGTTCGGTGATCTCTTCGTCGGTGAGGCCCTTGTCCGCATCCAGCAGCTCGCCCTTGAGCTTGGCGAACTTCTTGAAGTCCAGCTCGAACCACCACAGCTGGTTGCCGAACTCGAACGGGAAGCTGGAGCGGCCGGCCTCGCCGTAGATCAGCAGCGCCTTGGCGCTGGGCGTGCGGGCGATCAGCAGCGCGCCTTCGTGCAGGTAGCGCTTGAGGTCGGCCGGGGCCAGCCGCTCGCGCTGGTGCAGATCGTTCCAGTCGATCTTGCTGCGGCCGTCCTGCTTGATCTGCGCGGCCTTGCAGTCCCAGCCCTGCGCGCGTGCCTGCTTGGCCCACTTGCGGATGTAGCGCTGGCCGGCGCCGTCGCCGTCGGTGCCATCGGTGTCCAGTGCCCACACCAGCGCCGGGCGGTTGCCGGCGCGCTTGCTGGCCAGCTCGGCCAGGAAGTGCTCCGGCCAGTTGTTGCAGCTCATCGCTGCCACCGCGGCCACGCCGTGCAGCCACAGCGCGATGGCGTCGAAGATGCCCTCGACGATCCAGACGTCGTCGACGGTGGACAGGTCCAGCCCGGGCGGCTGCCACACGTGGCCGGCATGCTTGCTGCCGTAGTTGAAGCGGGCCTTTTTTTTGCCGAAGCGCTGCGGCTTGTCGATCAGCCGTTCCCAGTAGCCGCCGCCGGGCAGCGGAAACCGCACGGTGGCGGTGCTGGCGTCCAGCGCCTTGTCCACGTAGCTCTCTTGCGTGTAGCAGCCGCGCAGCTTGGCGATGTCGAAGCCGCGCATGTGCGTGAGGTAGGCGTCCGCGCTGGCGTTCGGGTTGGACTCCGTCACGCGGTAGCGGTCGGACCAGTTCTCGAACAGGTCCGGGTACAGCTCTTTCACGTGGCGCTCGTAGGCGCACTTGCTCTCGCGCCCGCACTTGATCACCCAGGGGTGTTCGGCGTGCGTGTACAGCTCTTTTTTCTGGCAGTTGGGGCAGCGCCCCTCGCGCAGCCAGGTGCCCTTTTCCTTGAAGTCGAACTCCTGCAGCAGCAGGCGGGTGACGTCGGCGTGCAGTGAGGGGTTCATGCCTTGGCCGGCTCCCACAGCTTGCCGGCGGGGCCGCAGATTTCGCCCATGCGGCGCACCAGGTCGCAGCTGGTGCCGATGTACTCGCGGTCGCTGTCGTCGCCGCTGGGCTCGTCGTCGTGCTGCTGGCTGTCCAGCAGGCCGCCGAACGCTTCGATCGGCAACGTGCACAGGTGGAGGTTGCCGAACCGCACGTGAGACGCGCAGGCGGTGCAGGCTTTCGGCTCGGGCCGCGTCATGCTTTGCCACCTTTTCGGCCAGTTTCGTTGTCGGAAGCGATCCGATCGCCGATGCACAGCTGCGTGTCTGGCACGCTGTCCAAGTTGGGTACCTGACCCGCGACGAAGAGCAGCAGCACGGCCACATGAATCAGGAAAACGGCCAATGAAACCTTGGTCCAGACTTCGATATGGTCTGGGTTGCGCGGATCAAATACGAACCATGCCGGCAAGCCGAACACCGTGCCCTCGTGCGTGANCCCCGCATCCGCCGCTGCCTCCCGCGTAAAGATCCCGATCGGGTGCAACAGGAAGTCGGTGATCCTCATGCCACACCGCCCTGCCCGCGCGTGGCGGTGCTGAGGCGGCGCTGGCGGCGGCGTGCGCGGCGCGCTTCGGCGGCGGCAAGGCGTGCCGCGTCCTGCTCTGCGTCGCGCGTGCCGCGCGCGGTGATGGGCTGGGCGTTGGCCGGCGGCAGTGCGCCGGCGGCCATGGCCAGCATCAGCGCGTGCATGATCGAGCTGCGCCGGATCACGGTGCACCCGCCTCGCCGCGCGCGGCGACCCACGTGTTGATGGCGCTTTCGTGCCAGCCGACCAGCCGGCCGCCCAGCGGCACGCTGGCCGGGAACTCGCCGCGGAGCATGCGGCGGTAGATGGTGGCGCGGGAAAGGCCCACGCGATCCTTGACGGTGCGCAGGCGCAGGATGCGGTCGGGGGCGGCGGGTGGCAGCGGCGCGGGGGACATCGCCGGCGCCGGCGTGGGCCGGTTGATGAAGGTGACGACGGCGTTCATTGCGCACCGCCGATGCGAAGCTGTGCCAGTTGGCGTCGCGTATCGGCCCGCTCAAACGCCGCTGACAGCTCGCTGACGTTGAACAGGCGGGCGACGCGGTGCCCTTTTTCTGCGCCTTGGCGGTAGTACTCCTCCAACGCCGCCGTGGCGGCATCGTAGGCTTTGTCAGCCGCGATCAGCTCTTCGATGGCCAGTCGAGCCAGGAGCAGATCCTCCGGAAGATCGTGACGTCGCCAGTACTCGGCCAGCACCGCCAGCGCATCCACCGGCCCGCTCATGACTCCACCGCCTGCTCGCCCAGCGACGCCTGGTATTCGGCCATCGCCGCGGTGTAGTGGTGGGCCATGCGGATCAGGGCATCGCCCAGGGCGATGGCTTCCTCGACCGTGGCGCACAGGGAGAACGGCCCGGCCGAAACCTGCAGGGGCCGGTTGGCTTCGGTATAGCTGACGGCGGTGACCACGATCGCGCCGCCGTCGATGGCTACGGTCTCGCTGGCGTGCAGCGACTCGAGGTACGTATAGGCGCCGCTCATGACAGCCACCCGAACTGCCACGCGGCGGTGGCGACGCTGGCCACGGTGAGCAGCCGGAACAGCCACACGCCGGTGCGGGAATCCTCGAAGTTCGGCGCAGGCAGCGGCTGGGCGGCGTTGGCCAGCTGGCCGGTGCGGGCGGTGGCGGCGAGGTCGGCGGCGGCGCTGCGGTGCTCGCTGCGGCGGCTGCGGGCCGTGTCGCCGGTGGCGACAGGTGCGATAAGCAACATGGTGGCTCTCCCCAGGTGGATCAGTGCGTGGCCGCTGCGCGCGCGCGCAGGCTGGCGTGGAAGGCGTGGTCGCGGGACAGGCGCAGCAAGTCAGTGGCGGTGAAGCACGCGCGCTTGCCGCTGGCCGGGTCGGTGACGAACACGGCGTAGCTGGTGGTCTTGTCCAGATCCACGTGCGCGCCGGTGCTGCGGCTGGCGATGTCGCCCAGCGCCTGCAGCGTGGCGACCTCGGCGGCAGCGCGGTCGCCGGGACCGATGAGGCGGATGTGCTCGATGCAGCGGTCCACCAGCAGCTGGCGGTCGCAGCTCAAGTGCTCGGCCTGGTGGGCCATCAGAAAGGTGACGGCGGCCTGGTGCAGGGTGTCGCGTGCCATGGGCTCTCTCTCCGTAGGCGGGGTGGCGCGGGCTTAGCCGGCGCTGGCGGCGGTGGGCTCGCCGAGCGCCTGGCGGATGGCGGCGGTCAGCGGGATGTGTACGGCGGGGTTGGGCTGCTCGCTGGGGCACAGCGTGCGCAGCGCCTCCAGCCCGGCCACCCACACGTGGCCGCAGGCGTCGTTGCAGCACTCGAAGCGCACCTCGATGTACGTGGGCGTGAGCAAGTCGCTGGAGCGCGCGCGGGCAAAGGCGCCGCAGTGCGGGCAGCGCACGCGCAGGCGGCTCTGCCGCGGCGCGTGCGGGCCCAGGCGCAGGCCGGGGCGCTGGGCAGCCTGTTGCGGCGCGGCAGTAGTCATGCGCAATTCACCTTGTGAGGGATATTCATGCGCTGCGCCGGAACCTGAATGGGGGTGGCGCGCTGGTAGCTCTTGAGCCCGTGCAAGTACAACTTGCGCGCGAATGAGGCGCTGGAGCAGCCGGCTTGCTTCGCCAGGGATTCGTGCGTGGCCAGCTCGGGGGCGAGCAGCCGTAGCGCGATCTGTTTCTTCACCACGCCGCGAGGCGCGTAGGTGACCGGGGGTTTGTGCGCCATGGACATCGGGTACAGTTCCGCGAATGAGTTACACATTCCGAAGCATATACACATTTTGGGTGATTGCAATACCCAAAGTGAAAGATTTACGCGCAGCGAGGGGGAGCCCATGGCCGAGGTGAACGCTGGAGCGGTCATCGACCGCATGCGCCAGGCCGTCGACGTCAAGACGGACATAGCGCTGGGCAGCTATTTCGGGCTGGGCACCAGCGCCGTGAGCAACTGGCGCAAGCGCAACACGATCCCTTTCGATGAGTGTGTGATTCTTTCGATACGAAAGGGCATCAGCCTGGACTGGCTGGTGCTTGGCACCTATGGCACGGTGGACGATCGCCACGTGGTGCACGACCGGCCGCCCACCGACGAGCGCATGGCGCGCTTGCGCGCGTTCCTGACGCACTGGGACACGACCCGCAGCGACGACGACAAGGTGTGGCTGGAGATGCAGATAGCCCGCGCCGTGCCGGAGTACGCGGAGTGGGTGGCGGCGCGGGGCAGGTAATCAGCGCGCCGCAGGGCGCAGGGGGCAACGATGGAAAAGCGAGTCTTGATGGCCGTGCTGCTGCTTGCCGCGGCGGTGCCTGCCGTAGCCGCCAGCCCGGAAGCCGTGGCGATCCTGGTGAAGGCGTCGCCGCGGATCAAGGCGATTTGCCCAGGCCTGGCGAAGTACAGCGCCGACCTGCGCCGCCAGCCCACCGAGGACAACTTCGACTACGCGCCGGCCAACGCGCAGCGCGTGAGCATGCTCTACCGCGTGGCGGAAGACCCCGCGCAGATCCCCGGCGAATTCAACGCGGCCGGGCACAGCTGCGCCTTCGATGTGAGCCGCGACGGCAAGCGCCTGCTGATCGGCAAGCGCGCCTGCGCGATGGTGTGCTTCGACCGCACGCTGACCAGCGCGGAAGATCAGGCCAGCCCGATCACGCTCGACTTGTAGCGCCGGCGCCGCACAGCAGCGTGCGGCGCGCACCTACAGCGCAGGCCTGACGCTGGTGCGAACCTGTTTACGCCCGGAACGTCCCGGCCGCGAACCGACCGATTTGCCAGGCCTTCGCCGGCGATGGAGTCAGGGGGAACCGACGTTCCGGGCTATTCGCCTGGCCGGTGGCGCGCCTGCTCGCGGATCATCCGCCGCACCCACGCCGCGGCCTTCTCGCCGGTGTCCGCAAGGATGTCGGCGAGCATCGCCGCGTGATCGTCGTCCAGCGTCACCGGCGGCAGCACGCGGGCCGCTCGGCGGTTGCGGGCGAGGCTGCGGGCGGTGGGGGTGAGGGGCTTGGGGCGGTGAGTGGTCATGGCGTACGGTACTGGGAGTCGATCCACGCCCATGCGATACACCGCTCGGCGTCGCCGAGCCAGCTGATTGCGGGGTGTGGCTGCGGCAGCATCGCGGGCAAGTGCAGAATCACCGCCAGCCACGGCGCGCCCGGCCGTTGATCCTGGCGGGTCGCCAGCGGCACCGGCTCAGCGTGGCCCTGGTGCAGTGCGCGCCAGACGCCGGCACCGGCGCGATCCTCCATTGCCAGCGCAAGCGTGACCAGCGCCGGCCCCTGCGGCTCGCTAATGGCCCAGATGGCCACGTGACGGCTGGGCCGGTCGCTGTCGGCGATGCGCGTGAGGCACATCAGCCCGGTGGGCGATGGCACCTCGGCCACGCCGTCGCGCTCGCACTCGGCGACGATCGGCGCCAGCTGGGCCAGCAGCCCGGCATCGCATTCGGCGCGGTACGACCGGCGCGAGTGGCCGGTCGTCAGGGTGACGTGATGGAGGTAGAGGGGGTGCATGATGTCTCTGCCAGATAGATCGAGGCCCCGGCGTGCGGGGCCTCGAAGGATTAAGCGGCCAGCTCGATCTCGGCGCGGAACTCGCGACCATCGTCCATCGTGACGTCGTGATAGACAGTCGTGACGTCGCCGTCGGTATCGTTGATCTCGGCATCCAGCGCGTCATACACGTCGTCGCCAAGGTCCGCCGGGCAATCCGTGATGGTGTAGCTGCCAGCAGCCCCGTCCAGCCATCCAGTACCGCAGGTCAGCCAGCGGCCATCATCCATGCGGGAATAGATGCTGACGGCGTAGGTGATTTTCTCGTTGCTCATGATGCTCTCCTCCGCCTGTAGACCCCGGCGGGCAGGTTGGTCGCCCTCTGCGACCGTGGAGACAGTATGGATCGTGCATATGCACGTTGCAACACATTTGTTTGTATCGTGCCGCGCATATCCATAGGCGAGAACTATGGACGACAGTGCGGCTACGCGTCGTCGGCCACGTCGCTTTCCGGCGCGCTGTTGGGGCTGCGCCACTCCAGGCTGAGCCGCGTGGTGAAGCCTTGCTCGCCCAGGTTATGCTCCGCGCGCACGATGGTCCAGTCGGTGGCGTCGATCTCCGGCTTCCAGCCGCTGAGCGCCACGTGGGTTTCCGGCAGCAGGTCGGCGCGGCCGCGGGCCAGGGTGAGGTCGAAGCTCACGGTGCCTCGCTGCAGGCGCTGGTATTCGCTGCGCGCGGCGCGCAGGGCGTTGGCCTTGGTGCTGTAGGTGGTGCGCAGAGTCTTGACGCCCTTGCCGTCGTCCGTGCCCACCAGCACGGTTTCCGTCTTGGCCTTGGCTTTGTCGTCGTACTGCGCGCGGATGCCGCTGTAGGCCTGGCGGTCGGCCGCGTGGTAGCGGTGCTGGTCGCCGCTGGCGCGGGTGAGCGTGACGCGGGGCAGGGCGGCGCCAGTGGCGGTGGTGCCGGCGCCGATGGGTGCCAGGATGAGTGCGCCGGCCTTGATGGTGGCCACGGCGTCGTAGCGCTTGCCCAGACGGGTGAGGAAGTTGATATCGCTCTCGTTGGTCTGGTCGATGTGCTCGATCGCCTGCCCGGCCAGGCTGGGGTGGCAGCGCGGGGTGAGGCTGTTGCGGCCTGCCAGCGCGTCCACGATGGCGCCCAGCGTGGTGGCGTGCCAGCTCTGCTCGCGCTGCTGGCGCTGCTGGCTGCGCAGGTGGGCGCTGCGCGCGCGCAGGGTGAGCACATCCGGCGTGCCGGCGTGCTCCAGCTCGTCGACGGTGTAGCTGCCCATGTCCACGTAGCCGCTGTCGGACCAGCCCAGGTACACGCGCAGCACGGCGTCGTGCGGCGGCAGGGCCAGCTTGCCGTCGTGGTCGCTGATGAGGATGTCGAGCTGGTCGGCGGTGTCTTGCCGGTCGCTGGTGACGGTGAGGCTGATGAGCCGCGGCACCAGCGTGGCGGTAAGGTCGCGCCCGTCCAGCGTCACTTTCCACTGCGGCTTGGGGTGGCGGGTGGTCATGCGATGTTGGCCGCCGCCGCGCCGTTGCTGTCGATGGTGGCCAGCTGCTGGCTGTTGCCGGGCGGCGCGCTGGAAACCAGCGCGTCGTCACTGCGGCGCAGGGCGATGGTGAAGCTGGTACGCCGGGCGATGCCGTCCGGCGTGAAGGCGCTGCCGCCTTCCTCGATGCGCTCGATGATCCACGCGCCGAAGATGCGGCCGGCGCCGTCGACCATGGCATACGCGTCGCCGGCGTCGGCCATGTCGCGCAGCGTGACCAGGCTTTGCAGCGTGCCGGCGATCTCCGGCACCAGCACGCCGCTGAGCGTGATGGTGTCTTCGCCGGGGCCGACGAACTGCAGCGCGGGGCGCGCGCCCACGCGGCTGTTGCTGGCGTGGCGCCACGCGGTGGCGCGGGCCAGCTCGCTATAGGCGAGATCCTGCAGCTGGAACACGAACTGGCCGAGGGACATGAGCATGGGCGGTTACTCCGTGTCGCCGAGGCGGCTGCGGGTGGTGGCTGCGGCGGCGCGGTCGCGCTGGTCCAGCTCGGCCCGCACCGCGCGCGCCAGCGCTGCGCCGTCTTGACCGGGTTGCTGGACGACGGTGATGCCGCCGACGTGGGTGGTCTGGTGCACGGTGGTGCCACCCGCCTGCAGCGGCTTGTAGAAGCCCGCCGGCGCCACCGGCGCCGGGCCGGTGCCGGTGTCCCACTGCAGGCCAGGCTTGGGCACGCTGGGGCGCATGATCTGGTACGTGGCGTTGCCGGCCATGGCCGCGAGCGGGTTGAGGCTGAGCGCGCCGAGCTTGAGGCCGCCGGCGAAATGGCTGCCCAGCGTGCCGCCCTTGCCGAAGGCTTCGCGCGCGGCGTTGCCCGGCGTGAGCTGCTTGATCTTTTCCAGGTTGACCACGATGGCGCTGAGGATGCCCAGCACGTTTTTCAGCGGCGCGACGATGGCCTGGAAGGTCTTGCCCAGCGCAATGCCGGCGAAGGCGCCGCCACTGTTGAACGCGATCAATTGCTCGTTGGTCGCCTTGAACGGCTGCAGCACGCTGTCCAGCGCGGTGGCGAGCGGCGCCAGCTGGGTGGTGAGCTCTTGCACGGCCGGGCTCACCACGTCGCGCAGGCCGGCGCCGAAGCCGGTGGCCCACGCGGTGATCGGCCCCCAGTATTTCCACGCGAGGTAGCCGACCACCACGGCCAGCGCCGCCGCCACGCCCCACACCGGCGCGGTGACCGCGCCCATGGCCACGGCAAACCCCTGCAGGCCGGCCGCGGCCGGGCCGAGGCGCGTGACGGCACTGAGCAGGCCACCGCCCATGAACGTCCATGCCAGGCGCACGCCCAGCGAGGCCAGGCGCAAGCCCACCAGGCCCGCCGTGATGCCGACGATGCCGGCGATGAGCTTGGGGTGGCGCTGGGTGAATTCGGCCAGGCGATCGAGCGTGGGCACGATGGCCCGCGCCACGCGCGCAAGCGCGGGCGACAGCGCACGCGCAAGCACGATGGCAAGACGCTCGCCGCTGTTCTTGAGCTGGTCGAGCTGCGCCTTGCCGCTGGCCATGACCTTGGCGAAGTCGCGGTCGGTGACGCCGGTGGCGGCCAGCGACTTGGCCTTGATGCGCTGGTACTCGGCCCAGTTCTGCATGATGGGCTTGAGGAAGTTCTGGACCTGCATGTCCTGGAACAGCTCGCCCAGCTTCTTCTGGTCGCCGCCGGTGGCTTTCATCACCGCCTCGATCGACGCTTCGAACGGGTTGCCGCCCTTGGTTTGCGCGTCGGTGATGACCTTGTACAGATCCAGCCCGAAGCTTTCCTGCGCTTTCTTCAGCGTCCCCGGCGAGAGCACCTTGGCCAGATAGTTGCGCATGTTGTTGGCGGCCTCGTCCGGGTCCGCTGCGCCCTTGCGCGCGATCTCCAGCGCGGCGCCCAGCGTGGCCGCGGCCTCGTTGCCGCCCATCTTGAACGAGCGGAAGCCGGCCGCCAGCACGGGCAACTGCCGGGCCATGTCGCGCAGCTCGACGTTACCTTCCTTGCCGGCCTGCGCGAGGATGTCCAGCGCCTTCTGCAGCCCTTCCGGGCGCACGTTGAGCGCGTCGGTAAGGGTGAAGGCGGCGCGGGAAACGTCCTCGATGTCGGCGCCGGCCGCGGTGGACGTGCGACCGATGGCCAGGATGCTGCGCGAGGCGGTGTCGGTGTCCTGGCCGGCCGCGATCAGGAAGCCCAGCGCGCGCTGCAGGGTGGTGGCCGATTGTCCGGTGGCGCGCGAACTGGACACGATGCGATCGCGCAGCGTGATCAGCTCGGCGCCGGTCATGTCGGCGGTGTTGCCGATCAACTGCAGCTGGTAGTCGAATTCGTTGCCCAGCCCGATGATGCGGCTCATGCCGTAGCCGGCGCCGGCCACGGCGGCGACGGTTCCGAACAGCTGCCCGCCAAGCTGCGCGCGGTTGGACAGGTTGGCCTGCCGCGCGCGCTCCAGCGCCGCCAGGCGCTGCTGCTGGATGCCCTGCGCTCGCAAGGCCTCGGTTTGCCGGTGCAGCTTGGCGGTGGCGAAGGATACCTCCATGCCCAGCCGCCGCTCGGCCGCGCCCAGCCCGTTGGCGGAGACGCCGGCGGCGGTGAGCGCGGCGCGCTGCTCGCGTACCGCGGTGAGGTTGGCCAGGTGCGCGTTCTTGAGCTTGGTGACTTCGCGCTCGGCGCGGTTGTATGCGGCCGCGGCCTTGCGCGTGGGCGCGTCGGTGGCGTCCATTTCCTTCCGCAACTGTGCGGCACGCTGCTGCGCGGCGCGCAGGGCGATGCCGCTGGCCTCGGCGTCGTTCTTGAGCTTGCGGAAGCCGGTGATCTGCTGCTGCGCCTGGTTGAGCTGGCGCAGCTGGTCGCGCGTCTTGCGCAGGCCGTCGGCGGCTTCCTTGCCGGCGCCGCGGATGGTGCGCAGTGGCGCGCTGGCTTTGTCCAGTGCCTGCAACAGCACCTGCAGGCGGAGATCGTTGGCCATTTACTTGGCTCCGGTTCGCGCGGCGGCGCGCTCGCGCCACTGCATCAGCTCGTCCACGGTGAAGTCGGCCATGTCCGCGACCGACCAGTGGAACACCACGGCCAGGTCGGCCATGGGATCTTCTACGCGCTCTGGGAAAGCGATGCCGCCGCCGTCTTCGGCACGAAAAAAAGCACCACCTGCGTGGCGAACTGGACCAGGTCGGACGGGTCGAGGTTGGCGACGTCGGCGCGGGTGAGCGTGGGGCTGCTGATGCGCGGTAGCAGGGTTTCCAGCGCGCCGTAGTCGGCGCTGTTGACCAGCGCGGCCAGGTCGATGCCGCGCAGCTCGCCGGCTTTCGGGCGGCGCAGGGTGACGGCGGTGATGCGCTGGTCGCCGCGGACGATGGGCTCGTCCAGCGTGACAGTGGCGGTGTGGTCGCCGGCGGTGGTGGCGGCGGCGGGCGTGGCTTTGGCGTTCATGGCTCTCTCTCACGGTGGTGGGGTGGGCGGAAAAAAGACGCCGGCTCACGTGGGGAGGCGTGGCCGGCGCAAGGCACTGCCGGGGTGAATCAGATACCGATGGCGCGGCGCTGGTCGGCCAGGATGTCCACGCCGTTGACCATGTAGATCATGTTGAGCTGGTCGATCTCGACTTCGGTGCGGCCGTTGATGTCCAGGCGGTAGTAGGCGCAGCTCATGGTGTACTTGTGCGCGGTGGTTTCGCCGGGCTTGGCGCTGCCGAAGTCGATTTCGCTGTAGCGGCCGCGGGCGATGACTTCCACGGCGTCGACCTCGCCGGTGTCGTCGCGCTGGTAGGCGCCGGCGAAGCGCAGCGGCACCGCGGTGGCGCTGGTGGCGCCGAAGCTGCGCAGCGATTCGACGATGACGCCGCCGCCGGTCCAGTCGAGGGTGAGCTTTTCCCCGCCCACGTCGGCGTCCACCGGGCCGTCCATGCCGCCGGCGCGGTATTCCTCCATCTTGCGGGCCAGCTTGGGCAGGGTCACCTCCGGCACCAGGCCGATGAAGTTGTTGCCGCTGTGGAACAGGTTCATGTTTTTCAGCTTGCGGGGCAGCGCCATGGCGGGTTTCCTCTACGTGTTCGATGCGGTGGCAGGTGATGGCGAGAGAACGGCCGCATGCGCGGCCGTGCCCGGTCAGGCGTTGACGGCGGCGGCGTAGTCGGCCAGGTACTGGTCGGTGATGCGCTGGCGCAGCTGCAGGTTTTCCAGCGGCGGCACCGGGGTGAAGTCGTAGTCGATCACCAGCTTGCCGCCGGCCAGGCTGGTGGCGTCGTTGGCGGTTTCGTCGTACCAGCACTTGCCGCCGATGATGTAGCCGCCGGAGACCAGGTCGCGGAACTTGGCGTTGATGCCCTCGATGATGTCTTTCACCAGGCTCGGGTACATGGGCTTGTCCACCGCCCACATGTGGCCCTCGGCAATGGTGTCGGCCAGCACCTGCGTGGTGCGCACGGCGCTCTCGAACACGAACAGCGGATCGTCGCTGCAGGTGCGGTCACCCCAGAACTTGAAGCCCTGGGCGTTGATGAGCGTGGTGACGCCCGCTTCGTTGAGCACGCCGGCGTCGGTGGCGGGGTTCTGCAGATCCCAGTGCACGTCGCGGCTGATGCCGGTGACGCCGTTGATGGCGACGTTGCTGATGGTCTTCTGCCAGCCCTGCTCTTCGTCGATCTTGGCGCGCAGGCCCAGCGCGTAGGCCACGGCCGGCACTTCCACGGCGGCGTTGGCGGTGGTGTCCCATGCCTGCAGGTTGGGCCAGATGAGCATGACTTCGCGCTGGGCGAAGTTGGCCTTGTACGCGGTGGCCTCCACCACGCTGGTGGCGCCGTCGGCGTGCACGTAGGCCATGCCGCGCAGCTTCTGCGCCACGGTGGCCAGCGCCACGCCCACGGCCTGCGTGTCGATGCCCGGCGCGCCGATGATGCGCGGCTTGACGCCCAGGCGGCCCTGCGCGCCGATGAGCGCCTGCATGCCGGTGAGGCGGCCGTCGACGTCGGTGCCACCGATGGCGTTGCTGGTGGTGGCGGCGGCGTCGATGCCCTTGGCCACGCGCACCACGACGATCAGCGGGCTGCACTGCGCGGCGATGGCGGTGAGCGCGGTGAACAGGGTATTGCCGGCGGCGTTGGTGCCGGCCTTGGCGATGGCGGCCTGCACGTCGGTGACCAGCACCGGGGTGTCCAGCGGGAAGGTGGCGACATCCGCATCCTCGCCCACGGCGACCAGGCCGATGACGGCGGTGGAAACGGTGCGCAGCACGCGGCTGCCGGTGGTGACTTCGACAACGCGTACGCCGTGGTGGTAATCGGTGGGCATGGGGATTCCTCGGTGGTGGCCGACTACGCGGCGCTGAGCTGCAGGGGGACGGTGAGGCCCACGGCGCTGGCCGTGGGGGTGTCTGTGCGGGTGCCTTCCAGCGTGACGGTGACGGCGCCCGGCGCCGCGCCCTGCTCGATCGCCACGCGGGTCAGCCGCAGGCGCGGCTCCCAGCGCATGAGCGCGGTGGCGATGGCGGCGTACAGCCGGATGCGCGTGGCGACGTTGTAGGGCTGGTCGATGAGCTGCGGCAGCTGCGAGCCGTAGTCGCGGCGCATGACGCGCGAGCCCACCGGCGTGGTGAGGATGTCCGCGATGGACTGCGCCAGGTGCGCCAGGCCGTCCAGCGGCGCGCCGGTGGTGGCGGACATGCCGCGCATTACTGCGGAGCCTCGGTGAGCATGCCGCCGGTCTGGACGCCGCCGTGCTTGTGGTTCTTCAGGCTGATGCCGCCGCCGATGACGTCGGTGGCGGCGGTGAGCTTGGTGTCCACGGTGACGTCGGCGGTGACGTGCAGCTTGCCGGTGATGGTGGTGTCGCCGGTGATCTGCACGCCGCCGGGCGCGGCCAGGCTGGCGGTGCCGCCAGCGGGCAGGGAGGCGACGAGCTGGTGCGTGGTGGGGTCGTAGCTGACTTGCGCGCCGTCGGGGTAGCTGGTGACGTGCGCGGTGTCGCTGCCGGCCGGCCGCGGCGCGGCGGTGGAGTAGATGGCCGGCTGCACGACGCCGCGCGTGGTGTCGCCGCCGGGGCACAGCAGCAGTACCTGTTCGCCCACGCTGGGCGCCCACCAGGTGCGCGCGTCGCCGGCGCGCTGCACCAGCCAGGGCATGGGCCGCGTGACCAGCGCGCCGGTGCGTACGGTGCACGTGCCGCCGGCATGGTCGACGGACTCGACTACGCCGAAGCGCAGCAGGTTGTGCAGCAGGCGGTTGAGTTCGACCAGGTCCATGCCGGCATGGTGCGGACGGCTCGCGCGCGCGGGCTAGGCGGCGGCGATGTACCAGTGGGGTGGTACAGCGGCAGCGCGCTTACACCGAGCCTTCGGTGTCGCCGACCAGCGTGATGGCGGTGTGCGAGATGTTACCGGCGGCTGCGTTGAAGAAGTCGATGGTGAAGGGGTAGCGCCGGTCGCGCGAGCCCGACGTGGCGGTGTTGGTGCCCGTCTGGTAGTGCGCGTCGGGATTGCTGCCCACGGCCGTGCGCGACGCGGCGCCGTTGGTGGTGCCGCCGCCCGCATCGGATTGCCCCGCACCCACCGTGTACGCGCCCCACGTGTAGGACACGGTGGCAGCGCCGGCCGGAATGGCCCCGGAGATCAGGACCGTGGCTGGCGCACCGTTGGGCATGCTGTACACCTGCCACGTGTTGCCGGTGACGATGCGGAAACCGATCAGCGCATAGCCGCTGCTCTGGTTGGGGATGTTGTACGAGCCGGTGAAGGTTTGCCCGTCGATGGGCAGCTTGTAGCTGGCCGTGCCCTTGGCCGCCCACAGGTTGCTGACGTCGCTGCCGTTGACGGCGTAGCCGACGTCGGCGCGCTTGGTGCCGTACTTGAGCGCCGCGTATTTCAGCGGCGCGCCCGCCACGGTGTAGCCCGCCGCGGCCGGCCCGTCCCCGACCACGTCGGGGTCGAACAGGGCGTCGAAGTCCACGCCGGCGGACTGGTAACCGGATGGCATGTCAGGGCGCCTTGTTGTAGGCCGGGCCGGTCATGGTGCCGGTGAAGGTCGGGTTGGCCTTGGGCAGGTAGCTGGCCAGCGCGGCAGCGATCGCGGCCTGGACGAATGCCGTGGTGGCCAGCTGCGTGGTGTTGGTGCCGGGGGCGGCGGTGGGTGCCGTGGGCGTGCCGGTGAGCGCGGGCGACGCAAGCGGAGCCTTGAGCGATGGATCGAAGTTGCCGCTGTGCCAAAACGTCTTCCACGCATCAAATACGCCGTTCGAATTTGCGCGCCAAGCAAACGCCCCTGCGTTCCAACTTTGGGCAATCTGCACGCCGCGTCCGGCGACCCCGCCGAAATACATCAGCGTGGTCCAACTGCCATCTGGTGTATTCGACGACGGAGACGACAAGGCGTAGAAACCCGATGTGACTGCCGTGTTTGCGTCCGATCCAGGCAGGTAACCCGGCGTCGCAATCACGCGCGCCGCCAGAGCGTTAGTCACGGTAGCCGCGAAATTGGGATCATCGCCCAGCGCCGCCGCCAGCTCGTTGAGCGTGTCGAGGGCGCCTGGCGCACCGTCCACCAGTGCGTTCACTGCCGCGGTGATCTGAGCGGTGACGGCAGTCTGCAGCGGGCGCGCGTCAAGCGCAGTCTGCAGGCCGTTGACGTCGCCGATGGCGTGCGAATGCACGAGCGGGGCCGCGGCGATGTCGGCCAGCACCTGTGCCGGCGTCTTGACCCCGACGGCGCCGGTGCCGGCGCCGACCAGGTAGCTGCCGGCGGTGAGCGTGCCGGCGCCGGTGCCGCCTCGGGCCACGGGCAGCGTGCCGCTGGTGATGTCGGCGGCGCTATGCGCGTGCGCCGACGGCGCGAACGTGGCCGGCACGCCGGTGAGGTTGGCGTAGCTCCGGTAGTAGGCGCCGTGCTGGCCGTCGAGCAGGTCTGCGTCCAGCCCGTTGCCGACGCCGATGTCGTACGAGGCTGCCGTCTTGATGGCCAGCAGGGTGCGGAAGGCGACGAGATCGACGGCGGTCAGCAGGGTCTTGACGAAAGCGCTGGGCGCGCCGGCGCCGAGCAATGCGGTGAGCTTGGCGAGCAGGCCCTTGGGCGTGACGGCGCGCACGGCGTCGACGCCGGCGACGGTCTCGGCGTCGGTAGCCAGCTCCACCACGCCCTGCACGTCGACGGTGGCCGGCGGATTGAGGAAGCTGGTGTCGCCGAAGGTGAGCGCCGCGGCGTCGATGTCGGCGAAGATGATGTCGGTGGCCAGCAGCATCATGGCGCCGGCGGATTTCTCCAGGATGGGATCGGCCTGGCCGTACAGCGCGAACAGCGTGCCATCGGCCAGGTACAGACCGAAGCCGCGCAGGCTGTAGGTGTCGGCGCTGTCGTCGCGGATGGTGGTGTGGATGGTGTCGTCGGCCACGGCCGCACCGCCGAAGGTGACCAGCCGCTTGAGTTCGCCGGGCAGCGCGAGGTCACCGGCGGCGGCCACGAAGGCCGTGGCGGTGACGCCGATCTGCGACACCTGCACCGGCAGCGTGCCGGTGTTGGCGGCGTTGACCAGGGCGGTGCGGCCGGCGGTGGTGACTTGGATTTTCAGGGCCATCAGGCAGCGTCCGCGGTGAGGGTAAGGCGCCGGTACACGGCGGGCCGGGCATAGGCGGCTACGCCGATGCGGCCGGCGGCGGTGATGCCCTGCGTGAAGGTGAAGTGGCGGCTGACCGGCTTGGTGCGTTCGACCTCGGCGATCACGTCGTCAACGAACGCGGCGGTGGCTTCGGTGCCGCCTTCGCCGGTGAGGGTGAGCCACAGCTCGAAGGTGCCCGGCACGCCCGGCGGCGATGCCTGGAACCACTCGCGCAGCTCGACGGCGCCGCCGAAGCTTTCGACGACGTTGCGCACGGATTCGACGGTGCCCTTGTGCCGCTGGATTTCCAGCGCGCGGCGCACGCGCTCGCGCTTCACGGCCTCCGGCCAGTACGATTTCCACGCGTCGATGGACAGTTGCCACGCGAGCCACGGCAGCAGCGGCGCGGGGCAGGTGTCGGGGTTCCACAGGTCGCGCAGCGGCGCGGGGATGGTGTCCACGTTGGACATCACCGCTTCGAGCCGACGCTCCAGCTCGCTGGCGTTGGGCGGCAGCAGGCTATTCATCGACGCCACCGCTGAGGATGCTGATGCCGGTGCAGTACGCGGCTTGGGTGCGGTCCACGACGATGTCGGCGACCGGCGCGGTCAGCTCGACGCGCTGCACGCCGGGCGAGTGCAGCACGCTGTACAGGCCGCTCATGGTGACGTCGCGGCCCAGGCGGTGGGATTCCTCCACGTAGGCGTCGAGCCGTGCGCGCGACGCGGCCAGCACCACCGCGGAATCCGGCCCGGCGTAGGTGTAGATGGTGGCCTCGACGGTGTACTCGATGACGGTGGCCGACTGCACGGTGACCAGGTCGGTGAGCGGGCGCACGTTGTCGGCGCCCAGCACCGCGGCAACGGCGGCGACCAGGGCGGCGTCCGCCGTGCCGTTGCCCACGCGAGACAGCACGCTCACCACGACCTCGCACGGCGCCGGGCTGGTGGCGCTGGCGTCCAGCACGTCGCCGGATGCGCTGAGGGCGTGGTAGATGTACGCGCCCTCCGGCCCGGCGACGCTGAAACCCTCCGGCGCCAGGATGATGCGGCGGCGCAGGTCGGTGTCGCTTTCCATGGTGGGCGGGATGGAGTGCGACGGGTCGCCCGGATCGAGCTGCAGGCGCTTGACGCCGAAGCCGGCGGCGAGCTGGTCCAGATCGCTGCCGACGGCGTAGGCGACCATGACCGCGCGCGCGGCATCGTTGACGCGCTGGCGCCACACCAGCTCGCGGTAGGCGGCGGCCTGCAGCAGCAGGTAGACCGGGTCGGACTCCACCAGCGCGGTGTAGGTTTGCCCGGACGCTTCGGTGAGCGCGACGTAGCTGGCCAGCAGCGCGGCGAAGATCGACTCGTACGACAAGACTTCGACGACGGTAGGCGCCGGCAGTTGGGACAGGTCGACGGCGGTAAAGCCGGCCATGGTCAGCGGTGGGCGCGCAGGTGAGTCATGCCGGCATGGTGCGGAGCGCTCGCGCGCGCGGGCTAGGCGGCTGGGGTGTACCAGTGGGGCGGTACAGCGGGCGCGATTTTTGAGGGCAGGGCGACGCCTTGGCGGTGGCACGTACCGTGCGGCCACCGCCGGAGATGACCATGCCCCACACGAAAACCCCCTACACGATCCACCGCGGCGACGCGCTGCAGGTGCTGCGAGGCCTTGACGACGCCAGCGTCGATGCGGTGGTTACCGACCCGCCTTATTGCTCCGGCTCGCAGACGATGGCCGGGCGCGCGCGGCCGACCGGCGAGAAATACATCAACGATGGCGCCAAGCGGCAACTGCCCGACTTCGAGGGCGACTTCCGCGACCAGCGCGGGTTTCTCGCCTGGGCCAGCCAGTGGCTGGCCGAGTGCCATCGGGTGACGCGGCCCGGCGGGCACCTGCTGGCGTTCATCGACTGGCGCATGCTGCCCACGATGACCGACGCCGTGCAGGTGGCAGGCTGGGTGTGGCAAGGCATCGTGGTGTGGGACAAGACCGGCGGTTGCCGCCCGCAGCTTGGGCGCTTCCGCAGCCAGTCCGAGTACGTGGTGTGGGGTAGCCGCGGGCCGATCGACACGCGCGCGCACCCGGTGGTGCTGCCCGGCGTGCTGAGCGTGCACCCGCAGCTGGGCGGCAAGCATCACCAGGTGGGCAAGCCGGAAGCCTTGATGGAACAACTGCTGGCGATCGTGCCGCCATGTTCCACCGTGCTGGATCCGTTCATGGGCAGCGGTTCGTTGGCGTGGAGATGTCGGAAGGCTATTTCGACGTGGCGGAGCGGCGCCTGCGGGCTACTGGCTGAGCTGGTCGATCAGTACGTCGCGCACCAGCTGGCGATCGTCGTCGCTGAAGCCGAGCAGGATGCGGCGCGGGTAGCGCACGAGAGGGCCGCGCTTGCTGACCTTGTCAGTACGGCCGTACTGGTGCACGGCGGCGATGCCGGCGGCGTGGCCAGCGAACTCGACGGTGGCGGTGTCGGCGTCGGCGCGGGCCTTGAGGTAGGTCGACGTGCGCAGCTTGGCGAACATGGCGGCGCGCTTGATGCGTCCGCGCTTGCCGCGCAGTTTGCCGGGCTGTTTCTTGCGCGGGGCGTAGGGGCTGCCGTCCGGGTTCTGTTGCTGCGCGATGCGTTGCTGCTGGCTCTTGCGCAGCGCGGTGGCCACGGCCTTGGCGGCTTTGCGCCGGCCGGCCGGGCCGAGCTGCTCGAGCAGCGCGCCGGCCCAGTCTTCCAGGGCGGTGAGGTCATCGGCCATTGACCAACTCCCAGCGAGTCTTGCTCTCGGCTTCGATGGCGCGGGCGATGCGTGGGCGCGATGGACAGCTCCACTTGCGTGGATCCACAGTAGCCACCGCGCGGAAGCCAGCGCCGCGCAGGCTGGCGCCAGATTCGCGGGTGAGGGTATAGGTCACCAGGCGATTGCCACCCATCGCCGACCATGCGCGCCAGCCGGAACGCATAAGCTTGCTGCAGGTGCCCATCGGTGCGCCGGGAACTGTGCATACGCGAGTCGCCTCGGCCGTTGTTCCGTCGTCCAGTGCACGCGCTACCGGGCGACCGACCACGATGACGCCGACAACCTGCCCGGCCTCGATCGCGGCGATGGCGAAACGACCGCCGTGAGGTGGCGCGCTGTGACGGTGATGTCGACGAACGAAATCCGCGGCATAACGCAACGTGCAAGGGCGGATTTCGACGGCCATCAGCTTGCCGGTTGATCCCATTCGGCGAGCAGCTGGTCCGCGGTGCCGTCGTGGCCGCGCAGGTAGAGCTGCCAGTGTCCGGCGGCGAGCTGCGCCTCGGGTTGCGGCTCGTCGGGGNGGGNGATGTCGAGCACGCCGCCGCCCATGTCCTTGACGATGACGCGCTCGGTGAGCGCGAGCTTGATGCTGAGGTCGTAGCTGTCGTGGTCGAGGATGTCCGCTTCGAAGCTGATGCCGGCCTGGCGCTGGTCGACGTTGTCCATCAGCTCGGACTGGTTGACGCGCACCCACATGAGCAGCGGCACCATGACGGCGTCCGGGTCGCCGGCGTAGTCGGTGAGCACGATGTTGAGGGTGTAGGCGTACTCGTAGCTGAGGCCGGGCGCGTAGCTGGCGTGCAGGCTGCCGGCGTCGATGAACACCAGCAGCTTGTCGGGGTCGGTGGCCAGCTGGGGCAGCGCGGCGACGAGCGCGGCGCGCAGGGTGCCGGGCTTTTTCACGGGCTGGGCTCGCTGTTGGCGCGCACCCAGTCTTGCAGCGCGGTCAGTTGCGCAGCGGTGGCGTGGCAGGTGGTGTAGTTGCCGACGATGGTGCGGCTGGCGGCAGAGAGCGCAACTCCGCTGGGGCGCGCATCAGCAGCTCCGGCGCTATCGGGCAGCGTTGCGGACGTGGCGGCTGCGTCGTGCAGGCGCACAAAGCCGAGAGGCAGAGTGCACTGAGCATCAGCTTGAGCGGTGACATAGACGGGTACCTTCTGGACGATGGTGGCGCCACGCTCGTGCACGACCTGCACGCGATCGACGTAGCGGGTGACGATGCGCTCGCTGTCCTTGCTGGCGGCCAGGTCCGCACGGGCGGCGGCGGCGCTGGCCTCGGCCGTGGTGGCGCGCTGCTCGGCGGCGTCGATGCGATGGCCAGTGATCCACAGGTGGAGGGCCAGCGCGGCGAGAAGCGCGATGAACAGGAGGATCTGGCGAAGCAGGCTCACGCCGGCACCGCCGCGGCGCTGTGGCGCGCGTAGGCGCGGGCCAGCTTGGTGTCGTAGAGGTTGTCGGCGTAGGCGGGGCCGTTGTAGATCTTCGCGAACGCGGGCCACTTGCGGTTTCGCAGGGCCTTGAGCAGGTCGGCGTCGAGCTGCACGAATGCGCTGAAGGCGAACAGGTGTTGCGCCTCGCTGGCCTCGAAGGCCAGGGCCATGTGCATGGCGCTTTCGTAGCCGAGCGCCGTGGCGTGGTAGCCCATGATCTGGAAGCGGCCCCAGCTGCATGAGCGGTAGGCAGCTTCGCGATTGATGGTTGCGGCCTGGGCAAGGCGTGCGTATTCCCCTGCGCCGCCGACGTAGCCGCCGCGCTGCTGGCTGCAGATGGATGCTGGGAGGTTGATCTGTGCCGGGTCATAGCCGATCGAGTCGAGCTCGCGCCAGAACACGTGGCGCTCGAACAGGATGACCACGCGGCCGTCGGGCAGATAGCCGCCGTTGGGGCTCTCGACCTCTACCACTGCCTGGATGGCGGCGACGTCGCAGCCGAGTTCATTGGCGACCCGGGCGATGGTCTCTTGCGTGAGGGCGCGCGGATCCACCTTGCCGGTGAGCGCAGCTTGCGTGCGCGGACCGGCGACGCCGTCGGCTACCAGTCCATGGGCCGACTGGTAGGCGAGTACGGCGGCGGCCGTCTGCTCGTCGTAGAAGCCGTTGACGGTGACGGTGCAGCCTGCGCGCTGCAGACGCTGCTGCAGCACGGTGACGGCGGCGCCGTGGTCACCCGCGCGCAGGGNGCTTGGGTTGTTCATCGTGGTCAGTCCGCAAGATGGCGGCGACATTGCCGCGCGCGCTCACGCTGAGTACGCACAGCACCAGGCTTGTGCCCAGGTCGCCGAGGTGGATATGGCCGGGCGGGTACATGCCCAGCAGGACGCCGAGGGCCGTGCTGCCGGTGCTGGCGATGAGCAGCCAGGCGGCGGCGCTGACCAGCGGCCGGTAGCGCGCGCCGTCGCGCCGGTAGAGCAGCAGGCGCAGGCAGGTGATGGCGTTGGCGGCCAGTAGCAGCAGGGCGATGAGGTGATCCATTACGGGCCTCCGCGACGAAACCAGCTGGTGAGGTCGATGGACTTGACGCGCTCGATGAGCTGCACGGTGACAGCGATGACGAGCGCGGCGGCGAGGAAGGCGGCCACGCCGGATTCCTCCACGGGGGTTTGCCGCACGATCTCGGGCGCGGCGATATAGCCCATGACCCAGCTGATGAGCAGGTAGACCACCCGGGAAAGCATGCTCACGTCGCGCGCGTGCAGCGCCATGAGCGCGGCGCCGGCGAACGCGCCGACGATGGCGTTGCCGTCCACGCCGGGCAGCAGCGCGGACAGCGTCACGCCGGTGGCGAGCGCGAGGATGGTGGTGGTGGTGGTGGGCTCGGCCATCGGGTTCCCCTTGTGTCAGGTCCAGAGCTGGACGAGTGCGGTTTCGGCTTGGGCGGTTTGCACGGCGTCGGGCAGATCGACCAGGGTGCCCATGGGCAGCACCGGGCCGAGGTCGGCCAGGCCGGGGTTGGCGGCCAGCGCGGTTTCCGTGACGCCGGCGGTGCGGCCCAGCACGCGCTGGCACAGCGCGTCGAGGGTTTCGCCCTGGTTCGCGCGCACCTGCATCATCCGTCTCCCATGCCAGTCATCAGATCAGCTCCACGTCGGCGCGCGGCCGGCCGAGGATGTCGCGGATGGCGTAGCGCACGTTTCGGCGGTAGTCGTCGACGGTCTCGTCCATGGCGTCGGCGCGCTTGTCGCCGGCGGCGGTGGTGTCGAAGTTGCGGTAGGCCTCGCGCATCTCGGCCTGCACGGTGGCGTATACCGCGCGCTTGTAGAGCAGCACCAGGCGCGATTCGGTGCCGAGCATCTTGCTGGGCACGTCGGCCAGCTTGTTGCGGCCGAGGGCGACTTGCTGCTGCTGCCACGCGTCGAGCTGGTCTTCCACGGCGCACATGGCCAGCTTGATGGACTCGACCAGGCGCTCGTTGGTGACGGTGCCGTCGAGGCGCATGACGGCCCGCGCGTCGGTGAGGTCGATGGACGGGTACCAGTCGCCGGTGCTGATGGGATCGGGCGCGGTGGATGGCGCGGTGGCGACGAGTCCGGACATGGTTACCTCTGGATAAGTGCGGGGGTGGTCGGCGGGTCAACGCGCGGGAGAGAGTCCACGTGTTGCCCGCCGAGCCCCCGCGGCGCTCGGGGCGAGCTCAGTTGGCGGGCGGCGTCTTGGCGGAAGCGGCCAGCTGCTTTTGCAGCTTGGCGATTTCCTTGGTGACGCCGGCCCGACCGTTCAGTTGCAGCGCGCGCTGCAGGTGTTCGAGGGCCTGCGCTGGCGCGGTGTCGCGCAGCGCCAGGCCGGTGGCTTTGTGGAGCTTGCTGCGCACTTCGTCGGGCATGTCGCAGCCGGCGGTGAGGGCGCCCACGCGCAGCAGCTGCTCGGCAGTGACGGTGCTGTCGATGCGGCCGGCCTGGTCGGCGACTTCTTCGGCCAGCAGGGTGGGCAGGTCGCGCTGGTAGTGTTCGGGCAGCTTGAGGCCGTGGCGCAGCATGTAGTCGGCAACGTCCAGCGCGGGGTCGATGTAGCCGGCGTCGATGGCCCACACCATGACGGTGGCGACCACATCATCCTGTACGGGCTGGTCGGCAGCTACAACGCCATCGACCCAGGCGGCGTAATCGGGCAGCAGCTTGCGCTTGAGCGCGATCTTCGCTTCGATCGACTGCAGGGCCTTGAGGGAGCGCTTGTCCTCCGCCAGCTTGGCGCGCATGAGGTCGTAGGCGCTCCCGGTGGCCTGCGCGGTGCCGTTGTCGCCGGCCGCTTCGACGGTCTGCTGGGCGAGCATGCGCTCGCGGTGGCGTTGGGCGGGACTGGACATGGGCTCTCTCCGAATGCTTGGGACATGGGCGGCGAGGCTTACCTCGCCGCCCGTCCTTCTTGCTTCACTTCACGGGGTTATTCAGGGCTTCGGCGCGGCCTCGATGACGATGTTCTCCACGAGCGCGGTGATGCCGTAGTTCTCGACGACGTAGGCGTCGTTGCTGGACTCGTAGTTCTCCACGCGGTCGCGTTCCGGCTTGTCCTTCATCTGCTGGCGACGGGCGCCTTCCTGGTAGTAGATGGACAGGTTGTCCAGCGTGGTGACCAGCAGCGCGTTGGCCGGGAAGAACGGCACGCGCACGGCCGGTAGCCCGCCGATCTGCTTCTGGCTGACGATGATGTCGCTGGCCAGCTCGTCGGCGCCGCCCTGCTTGCGGTTGACCTTGCTGAAGTACTTGTCGGCCAGGATGGCTCGACCGCAGATCACGACCAGGTTCGGGTTGTCGCGCGCGGCTTCGTCGATCAGGTTTTCGGTGACGTCCATCACCAGGGCGTCGATGTTCTCGTAGTCCCAGTTTTCGCCGATCGAGACCTTGCCGCTGGCCGGCACGACTTCGGCCATGCGATGGGCCGGCGCGTCGGTGCGGATGTGCTGCAGCCAGCCGATGTTGACGTCCTGCAGCAGCGGGTTGGCCACGCGATCGGTGGCGGCCGCCGCACTGGTGCCGTTCCAGCCGATCATGATGCGGTCCAGCGCCTGCTGCCGGATGCACACATCGCGGTACATCGACTGGAAGTTCGGGAACTTCGCCCACGCGTCGAGCTTGCTGTACTTGATGGCGGTGTCGAAGTTGGTCTGCTTGCAGGTGTAGCCCTGGCCACTCAGGTCGGTCGGGTCCGCAGGAACGCGATCGTTCACCGTGGTGTCGGTGCGACCGGCAATGGTGGTGGTGGTGCCCATGCCCAGCTTCTCGCCGGACTGCTCGACAACGCCGACCATGTTGATACGCTTGAGGAAGTCGCTGGAGAGCTGCAGCTTGGATTCGAGCTTCTGCTGGACGCTGGGCGTCACGGCAAACTGCTCGGTGGCCAGTGCCACGCCGTTGACCTCGGCGATGCGCTGCGCGAGCTTGTTGTAGGCGAGTCGGGTTTCGTTGCGCATGGGGTGCTCCGGTGTGCGGCGTGGGCGAGTGGCGGCTGTGCGAGGGCGGTGGTGGCTGTTTCGGTAGGGGTCAGCAGTCGGCGAGCTGGATGTCCGGGCCGCCGGTGGCGGGCGGACGCGGCAGGCCGATTTCCTCGGCTTCGAGCTGGGTTTTCAGCGCGCTGAATTCGGTGGACGCCGTCTTCGCGGCGGACTCGATGGCGTCGACGCGAGCGATCAGCGCGGCGACCTTGTCGTTGAACTGCTGGGCGACCGCGGCCTGGCTGTCGGCGAACTGCTGCAGCACGGCCACCACGCCTTCCAGCGATTCACGCACTTCGGCGAAGTGGCCTTCGTCGGTCTTGGCCTTGCCGGTGAGCTTGGCCAGCGCTTCCTTGACGCTCTTGAACAGGGTGCTGGCGGACGTCTCGGACGGCTCGTCTTCGAATTCGATTTCGGCCAGCTCGGCAGCGCTGAACAGGTTGTCCGGCTGCTGTTTGCGCGACTTGAACGGGCTGGCTTCCGGATGCTGCGCGGCGAAGGCGAGCACTTCGGTTCCGAGGCTTGCCGGGCTGTCGGTGACGCCGAGACCCATCAGGTAGGCCTTGCCGCTGCCCATGAAATCCGGGTTGACCTCGATGGAGCTGTAGATCTTCTGGCCGGCCTTGGTCAGCGCGACGAATTCGTCGGTGGGCTGGATCTGCGCATACAGCGCAAGGCGGTCCTGGCCGTCGATCTTGACCGTGTCGGTTTTCAACGCCAGCACGTCGCCCATGGCGCGAAAGCCGTACTCCGGGTTGTAGCCGCGGATGTGCTCGATGAACATGCGCGCGCCGTACTTCACGCGGTCGTAGGTGGCCGCCATCTCGGTCAGCCAGGAGCGCTCGATGGTGCGACCGTCGGTGGTGGCGCCCTCGACAGCGACGCGGAAGAACTTGCTCTTGGCCATGGGGGAACCTCGGGTCGATGGGCGCGGGTTGAAGTTGCGGCCATCGTCGGGAGCGTGCGCGGGTCGGGCAACGCGGCGCCGCTGTACCACCCCACTGGTACATGCGCGCGGCCCATAGGTACGTGGGCGCGCTTGCGACGATGCCGCCATGTTGATGCCCGCCCCCGAAGTCGATCAGCGCCGCGCTGCGCGCAGCCTCTACTGGCGCGGGTGGCCGGTGTCGGCGATTGCCGAGGATCTTGGCCTTAAGCGCACGACGGTTCAGAGCTGGAAGGACCGCGACGGGTGGGACAAGGCGCCGATGATCGAGCGCATCGAGACGTGCCTTGAAGCACGCTTCATGGCGCTGGTGGAGAAGGAGAAAAAGAGCGGCGGCGATTTCAAGGAGATCGACCTGCTCGGCCGACAAGTGGAACGGCTGGCGCGCGTGCGCCGCTACCAAGCGCCGGGCGGCAATGAGGCCGATCTTAACTCGAACATCGAGGCGCGCAACGCCGGGCCGAAGAAGAAGCCGAAGCGCAACGAGTTCAGCGACGAAGAAGCGGCTGAGCTGCGACGCAAGTTCCACGAGTCGCTGTTTGTCTACCAGCAGACGTGGCGCAACGCGGCCGACGAGCGCACGCGCATGATCCTGAAGTCGCGCCAGATCGGCGCGACCTGGTACTTCGCCCGCGAGGCGCTGGACGATGCGATCGCCACCGGGCGCAATCAGATTTTCTTGAGCGCGTCGAAGGCACAGGCGCACATCTTCAAGCAGTACATCCGGCAGTTTGCGCTGGAGACGGTGGGCATCGACCTCAAGGGCGACCCCATCGTGCTGTGGAACGGCGCGCACCTGTATTTCCTCGGCCAGAACGCGCGCACGGCCCAGGGCTACCACGGCAACTTCTACTACGACGAGTTTTTCTGGTCGCAGGGCTTCGAGGAAATCAACAAGGTCGCCAGCGGCATGGCGATGCACAAGCAGTGGCGCAAGACGTACTTCAGCACGCCGAGCGCGACCAGCCACGCCGCGTACCCCTACTGGACGGGCGAACGCTACAACCGCCGGCGCAAGAAGGAAGACCGCGTCGAGATCATCACCGACCACGCGGCCATCGCCGCGGGCCTGCGCTGCGCCGACAAGGTGTGGCGCAACATGGTGACGATCGAGGATGCCGAGCGCGGCGGCTGCGATCTGTTCGACCTGGACGAGCTGCGCACGGAGTACCCGCCCGACGAGTTCGCCAACCTGCTGATGTGCCAGTTCATGGACGACGGCGACAGCCTGTTCACGCTGGCGATGATGCAGCGATGCATGGTGGACAGCTGGGTCGAGTGGAAAGACCTGCAGCCGTTGATGCCGCGGCCGTTCGGCTCGCGGCCGGTCTGGATTGGCTACGACCCGAACGGCGGCGGCGACGGCGGCGACGGTGCCGGCGTGGTGGTGCTGGCGCCGCCGGCCATCGCTGGCGGCAAGTTCCGCGGGTTGGAGCGTCACCGCCTGAAAGGCATGGATTTCGAGGCGCAGGCCGAGTTCATCCGCAAGATCACCCAGCGTTACCACGTGACCTATATCGGCATCGACGTCACCGGCGTCGGCGCCGGCGTGCACCAGCTGGTGAAGCAGTTCTTCCCCACCGCGCGCGCGATCAAGTACTCGCCCGAGGTGAAGTCGGCGCTGGTGATGAAGGCGCAGAACGTGATCGACAGGGGTCGACTGGAGTTCGACGCCGGATGGATCGACCTGGCGCAATCGTTCATGGCGATCAAGCGCACGCTCACCGACTCGGGCCGCTATGTGAAGTACAGCGCCGGGCGCTCCAACGAAATCGGCCACGCGGATCTCGCGTGGGCCTGCATGCACGCCCTCATCAACGAACCGCTGGAAGGCCGCACCGGGGCCAACACCAGCCAGCTGGAGATTTTCTGATGCGCAAGAAAGCCGCTACCGCCATGGCCACCATCGCCGACAAGCCTGCACCGCGCGTCGAGGCGTTCACCTTCGGCGACCCGGTGCCCGTGCTGGAAGGCCGCGACCTGCTCGATTACATCGAGGCATGGCGCAACGGCCGCTGGTACGAGCCGCCGGTGTCGCTGGACGGCCTGGCGAAGTCGTTTCGCTCGACGCCGCACCACAGCTCCGCGATCCAGGTGAAGTGCAACATCCTGACCTCGATGTTCAAGCCGCACCCGCTGATGAGCCGCGAGACGTTCGGCGCCTTCGCGCTCGACTTCCTCGTGTTCGGCAACGCCTACGTCGAGCAGCCCCGGAACCGGCTGGGCCAGCGCATGCCACTGAAACACGCGCTGGCGAAGTACATGCGCCGCGGCTGCGACGACATGGACGTCTTCTTCTTCGCGCAGAGCTGGGGCGAGCCACACCAGTTCGCGAAGGGCTCGGTGTTCCAGCTGCGCCAGCCCGACGTGCACCAGGAAATCTACGGGCTGCCCGAGTACCTGTCTGCGCTGCAGAGTGCATGGCTCAACGAGGCCGGCACACTTTTCCGCCGCAAGTACTACAGCAACGGCTCGCACGCCGGCTACATCCTCTACCTCACCGATGCGCTGACCGACGAGACCCAAGTCGACGCGATCAAGGAGGCGCTGAAGAACAGCAAGGGTCCGGGCAACTTCCGCAACCTTTTCGCCTACGCGCCTGGCGGAAAGAAGGACGGCCTGCAGATCCTGCCGATTAGCGAAGTAGCCGCCAAGGATGAGTTCTTCAACATCAAGGGCGTCACCCGGGACGACGTGCTTGCCGCCCACCGCGTGCCGCCGCAGCTGCTCGGTTTGGTTCCCACCGGCACTACCGGGTTCGGTTCCGTGATCCCCGCCGCCCAGGTGTTCGCGATCAACGAGCTCGATCCGCTGCAGGCCCGCTTCCAGCAGCTCAACGAGTGGATCGGCGAAGAGGTGATCACCTTCGGTGAGTACCAGGCCACCAAGCTCGCCGCCAACGGCACCCCCAAGGACTGACCCCACCACCTCGAATAACTGTACCGAAAGCCGCCGCGAGGCGGCTTTTTCGTGCACTTTTGCCGTACCTGAACGAAATGTTAAGGATTTTTAACATTTCGTTCAGTTTTCGGCGCTGACCCCTCGGTCTGCGCGGTCCTCCCCGCCACGCCTTCGGAGCCTTTAGAGGTCTTTTTTGACGCATTTACCCACAGGTAGGGGCATAAACTAAACCATTTTTCATTATCAGTACAGTTATGCGCGCTGACCGGGATTGGCACCGACCGACTGCGGCAGATGGCGGCTAGCGGGGTAAGTCGAGAGGCTGAGACGCAGAAAAGAGCTAGGCGGCGGCGGACGCGGATCGACGCGAGCGGCGGCCTCTTCGCCAGGGGGTGAGAGGCGATCTCTCAAAATGGGAGGGTCCCCATCGGAAAGAGGTAATGTAGGTAACTCGCCGGAAAAACACCTATAACATGCTGATTTTATTCTATTAAAACATTACCTCGCCAAGGTAATCAGAGGTAACCTCAAAGGTAATTTTTTGCAAGTGCTTGATTCGTAACGGTCTCGCAAATTGTTGAGATTACCTTTTGAAGGGGTCACTTATTACCTACAAATTACCATTTAATTACCTTGATGTTCTTCCCGTATGGTTTTGATTTAATGGATGTTTGTCTCTCCGAAATCGCGACATTACCTTTATTACCTTTTTCCGAACGGCCCGGACATTTTGGCGGCTATAAAGGGACGTCGAGCCCGATCATCCAGCCCGCTCAAGTAACATTGGCGGCTTCAGCGCCGTCGCGTCGGTGGTACATGCGGTGGTACATGCCGGACGTCGGCGCCTATGCGCGCAGGCGCATCAAAGGCTTGCGGTCCTGTTTTGGTGGCCGGACGACCCACCAGTTTCAGAGCGTCCGGACGGGCGCTCTTTTTTTTGCCCGCTGCCGGCTGCCGGGCGCGCCT